GCTCGCTTAGCAATATTTGCTCAATTTGAAAACTGTCAATCGGTTGTCCGGCAACTTGAAAATCAGCAGGCGCTATTCTCTGTATATTGGTGAAAGCGTCATTAGTTCCTTTACCATAAGATTGATTGTTATATACATCAAAAAACCACCTCGGCGGCTTGTTTTCTGGTGTGGTTTCCAGCCATCTATTAATTATCGCGCGTATTTCAGCATCGAAGTTATCTAGCTGTCTAGCATCCATTTCATAGATGTAGTATTTTTCGTTGACAAATACTGTCTTGTTGTAATCGTCAGATATAACCCATTTATCAGATTCGTTTTTTATCATTTCAAACGGTATTTTTGCATGATTATGATTTAGCTCTAACGTATTAGTTATTTCTTTAACTTCTCGTGTTGTGTAAGGAACTGAGCCAAACAGCCTTAAAACTTCTTTTTCAGCGCCGTCTAATCTTCGCTTTAAATCGTTAATCGCTTTTTTTCTAATATTGCCTATACCAGTCGGATCAGATTGGGATTTAGGAAGTTTTGGTTCTTGATTTGCATTGACACTAAAGTAACACATTATTCATCACCAATATTTTGATTGTTTTTATCCCTATCATTAGTTGAGTCTACCTCTAGTTCATCAATAGGATCTAGTCCAATCATTTCTCGAAGCTCATTTATTTCTATAGGCAGCTCACCACCAGCAATGGCCATTGATTTTATTAACTTCTCCACAGCGTTAGCTAATTTGTCGAAAATTTCAACTTTGTCAGCCATCGATGACTCATTAGCGTTAGGCCATTTTATGAAAACTTCTTCCGGCTCGTTATAATCGGTGCATGTGTCTGACAACCATTTTAACGTCAATTCAATCATTTCACTTTGCCAGTGGTTGCGGCGCGAGTTAATCATTTCGTTAAATTGCATATTGTCTTTATCGCCCGCAAGAACGCCTGTGATTTGACCAATTAAAACTGCAACAGGTATTTGAACGCTAGCGCAGTATTCCCACAGCGCATTCATTAGCACATCTTTGTAATTGCTTGGTAGCGGCTTGTTGATCCTGTCAACATCCCAGTTACCAACTACTGCAGCTTTATGCAACCCTTCGCTTAGCTCATCGAATCGTTTGGTTATATCGTTCTTTTCGTCAGGTGATAATGCTTTTTGGGTATTTTGCAATCTCGCAATATAGTTGTCTTTAACTGCTTGCCAAAAACCCTCCGCGCCTGATGCATTTATTTTCTCAAGGTTTAACAAAGCGTTAAACCCCTGTAAGTTAGAAGGTCTACCATGAATAGTGTCATCGTCTGCGCCTTCTGCAAATATAATTACTCGGCTAGCGTGCACGGTAAACGACCTGTCTATTTTAGATGTGCCAGCTTCTGTTTTGTCATTGCTGTTATGCTCATTGAAATTATAAGAGCTTGGGTTAGGGTAATTAATATCTGTTACCGGGTAATAGCTTGATGGTTTTAGCTGGTCCTGGTTTACAGGTATAAATCTAACAATATTTTCGGTTGTGATGTTTTCAAGTGGCTTTGACCATGTGCGCTGATCGTTATCATCTGATTGAACTTGAACAATGAAAGCAGAATATTCACCAATTCTATTGCGCCAATCCGCGCCTTTAATACGTTTGAACAGCTTAAATTTTTTAAATAGCTTTTGCGTTTGGCTATCCCAATCGCTTTTATCGTCAGCGTCATCACTATCAGATATAACCGGATATTCAGCCCATCCGTAATCTACTGGCATCATCACGCCAGCGTAGGCAAAACCGTTACGACTAAACATGTTATAAAGATTGGTAAAGCTAACTTCCGTTGGGTAGCCTACTTCTTTCCACATATTGGCGTGGTATGTGTTAGCGGTTTTACTTTCGTGGTAAGCCCGACCTACTGCGTCATTTAGCGCATTAGTTACAACTGACGTTGCAATGTTATTTGCTATTTGATTGCTTCTTGCTAGTGCTCTTACTAATTTGTTTGGCTTTGTCATGTCGATAGCTTTAAATTTAATACTGATTTGATTTTAAAGCATGTTGGGTTTTTATACAAAAAAACCGCAATTAAGCGGTTTTGATGTTTTCAAATTTATTCCCCTGTCTGTTTTGATTTGATAATAGCTAAGCAAATTGCCTTGTTTGGGCTAATATCTTCGGTGTGCTCACCCTCACCCCAATACGTTCTTTCTGTTATGTGCTCTTTATCCGCATCATTATTAGAGTGATAGTTCCAGCCAATCAGATCGTAATGTTCATACTCGCGGGTAATCTCATATTTGATCATTAATTTAAAACATAAAGCATCGTCCTGTAGTGGGTTGTAATTATAATGCGCCACAGGCTCTTTGTAAGAAAATCCCTCACCCAAACAAAACCAAGCGGTCAATGACTTAACCCCGTCTAACTCAACAATCCCAGCTTTATTAGCCCCTTCAATCAGGGCTATTTTCTGGCAAATTTCCAAGTCAGATAGCTTTTTTAACTCTTTATCAGCCATATCGATTTATTCCCTAGTCATTCGTGTTTGGCATTACAGCTTTATCAAAAGTTGCACCTGCCAAATTAGATACAGTTTCGTTAAAGCCATCGACTTTTAAGTTAGTGCCATCAACACTATAAACGGGATAAAAAACATCACCCTCACTATCTAATGACATCCAGTACCATGTATTATCTTCTAGCTTTTCAGACATTATTTATTCCCTAGTTGTATTTGTGTAATAAATAAAAACACTCCCGAAATGACTGTGTTATGCGTCTAAGTGTTCAAAGTTGCGGTTTGGGTGGTCAATGAAAGCGGCTATTGCTTCACCTAATTTTATCAAGCAATCGTGTTGATTTTTATCTAACTGCATAACACACTCTTTTTCAATGTGCGTTTTACTAAGTACATTGCACAAAGCCCAAGCTGTATCTCCATCAAGTTCGATTTTTAATGTACCAACCTTAATATTTGATTCTGTTTTTTCAATAGCGCCTTGCATTTCATCACACTTAATTGCGTTATTGCCTAACCTTTTCATTTTTAAACCCTCTCAAAATTTCAATTAAAACGCTTAACAACTTCTAAAAATGTTATCTAAGTTACGTGTTAAATCTTCTTCTGACGCACTAAGTATTTTCTTAAGCAAGCTAATATTAGAAAAGCCAGCCATTTTTACTATTTGCGCGTCTGTCATTGTGCTATTAGCGTTAACCATTCTGATACCAGAATTACGGAACGTCTTAACTGTAGCGCCCCTAATACTAGTATTAGCTATAAATGAATTAAGCTTTTTATTCATGCTTACAGGGTGCGTTGCAGCTTCACTAGCCTTTCGTTTGGTTAGCTCATAAGGTGCGAACTTATCGCTAATAAACAATCGCGCTTTAGGGTCGCGCCCCATGTAAGCCGGTTTACCGCTTTCGTACAGCCCGTTATCAACCCACCATTGGATCATTCGCTTAAGCACCCGTGCAACAACATCGATAACGATTATTGGGCGCTCATTGCCATCTATAGCAACGTAATCAGGTAGCATAAATTCGGGCTTAATATCGCCATTTGGCAACATAACCGTGTCTAGCTCTAGTAAAGTCAACTCATACGGCTTTAAAAAAAGAAACGTTGCAGCGAACAACAAAGCCCGATTTCTGTAAGCAAAAGGCGGCTGCTCGTTAGCCCTGATGATTTGCTCAAACTCACTAAAATTAAAGTACTTCTCTACTGGCAAAACTGTGTAATCTTCATCAAATGTATTACTACAGTAATACAATTGTAGCGTATATGAAAGTAAAAACAGCTAGAAGCACTGATTTATTTAGCAATAAGGGAAAGTTGATAAACTAACCCTTCAACTTAGGATTAATATAAACCCTATCATCATGCACGGCGCAATAATTCATTAACTCAAGCGCTGGCAAAACCTCATTGCGTATTTTTTTTGTAGGACTGCCAACACCTTTAAACGCCTTAAGGTTTTTAACTTCTCTTACTAATGCTGGTATTTTTATAACTGCTCCTTGTTTCTTCTTCTCGAATACGCGCTTTATCTCTTCAATTTCGGTATTTTTGCCAACGTAACCAAGTGCATCACAAGCTTTAATATAGCCTTTTGATAGCTCTTCAAACAATCCGATAGCCGAAAACAAATGATGTTCTTCCAGTGTTGTTGACCGATTGCCACCCTCTTTCCAATTGTCAATAACATGCAATATTGTTGCTATTTTCAATATGTGCTTATCTAACTTTCCGATAAAGCCTTTTAACATTGGATGTGCGTACTTCCCGTTAGGTCCTAAATCAGGCTCTATGCTGTTTCGGTATCCGTTTAATGAGTCCATTATCGATTTTGTGAATTTAATAGTTACACTGCATTCGTTTACGATGTTTTTAATCAGCTTTTCGTATTGATCCGACAAATCTCTGTCTTTTGGAATGTAATTATTAAAGTCCCTGGTGCCCATTTTTGATGATTCCTTAAGAATCAAAACACGCTCTGATATACCCAGGCCTTCAAGTCCTTTTCGTAATAGCGAGTCTATTGATTCATCTTGTGCGATAACCGCCATTGAAGCGCGCACATTCATAAATATCGGATCGCTTCCAGCTCGAACTATACTTACTGTTTCATCATCCCACCCAGACAAAAACATACTGTTATTGTTCTTTTTACCATCCCCGTATGTATTACCAAGGATAATATTAATCGCATCCGATTCAGCGCTAACAATATTAAACATACCACCTTGAGCAGCGGCGCTATCGCGTATTCCCTCGTTTGTACCATCAGTTACAAACGGCTGATAAACAGGACATTCGGTTAATTCTTTTTCAAGCTTTAAAATATCGCCTTCAATCTGGTCAATTCCTGCGTCTGGTGTTTTGTCTATTGTTCCTTGAAGTTTTTTAATTTCCCTCTTAAGCCTGGACCGCTTTATTTTATTTCTGTCGTTAATGTCAATGTATGCACTTACAATCGCATTAGTGTAGCTGCTATTTATTGATGACTTGCCACTTGATGGAGGCTGTGCTGTTATTACGTATAAATTAGCCGTTTTTTTAATACCGTAGTAATCAAACTTAAACGCTTTAGTCATTGCGCTAGCAATTGCGCCCATTCCATGCAAAAAACCTGTAGCCTCTGGGAACTTTATCGACTGACATATACTTCGATTGAAATCTGCTAACAAGCAACCTTGTCTACTACTGCAAAGTTCGCTAAATCCATCCTCACCATCGACATCTGACAGGTTGATATCATTCCACAATATCGGATTGCTTACATTTTGTATGCCAGATGAAAGCGCCACGCTTATCGGTGTCATGCCAAGCTCATTAGCCTGATCTATTATCTGCTGAACTGATTTAGTCATAGTTATTCAGCCATGCTATATAGCGTAATTTTCTCTTTTTTCATCCCAATACTGGCAAGCATATTATCAGTAGGCTCTAGCCTTCCATGCAATACAAACGAAACTGTAGTTTCGCTGTCACCCACTGATTTCGCGTAAGCTTTTTGCGATGCATGATCTTTCTCGATGTGAGCTTTAAGCTTTTCTATTACTTCTTCTTTGTTGTGTTTGTACATTTTATTCCCTTGTTATATATATTTACAATGTACTAAACAATAAATCATAATTAACACAAAGACAAGTGCAAATTTAAAATTATTTTTTATTGCTAATTCGCTATTGCTTTCACGTCTGTAAAAGAGTACGTTTAAATTCCTTCCGCAAGAAATACCAAATAATCACTTCAAAAGGTCATCAAGGTAATGACAGGGTAATGCCGTCTTACCCTCTACAGGCTATGCCATATCTACGTTTCAGCCAAAAAGGTAAGAATGTAAGGCATACATACCCATATACATAAATCTATAAAAAAATAAGAAAAATAAAATATAGTATGTATATATATTACTTTATTACCTTTTATTATTATTCTCTTATTTTATAAGGCTTACAGAGGGTAATATCATCTTACCCTTGCCTTACCCTCCTTACCCTGTTGTGTAAAATTTATTTTATTCTTGTTTTTACTGGTCAATATGTTAATCTTTATTCATTGACTGGCCATTACCGAACGTTCCGTAATTCTGCGGGGTAATGGCTGGTTTAATCTCTGTGTAATGTCAGTCTGGTAGACGGCCTTGTTTGGAACGAGAAGGACGTTGGTTCAAATCCAGCCACAGAGACCAAATAGGTTTGTTAGCTCAGCTGGATAGAGCAATTGCCTTCTAAGCAATAGGTCAATGGTTCGAGTCCATTACAAACCGCCAGTTTTAATTAATTACACAGAGGTTATTAGATGCCAGGTGGTAGACCGACAACTTACACAGAAGAAATGCTAAACAAAGCCAAGGAGTATATAAATTCCTATAGCGAACTTGGTGATGTTGTTCCTAGCGTTGTTGGAATGTGCAGGCATATAAACCGTTCAAAAACCGTTGTTTATGACTGGTGCAAGGAAGAGGGAAAGGAAGAGTTTGCGGACATCGTAAAGCAAATATCTGAAATTCAAGAGAGTGATTTGATTAACGGCGGTCTTTCTGGTGTCCATAATCCACAAATTGGAAAAATGATGCTTGCCAAACATGGTTACAGCGATAGAGTTGAGCAATCTCATACCTCACCCGATGGAAGCATGACCCCACAGCATCCAACTTATACGATCGTGAAAGATGGCGGCGATTGAGAAACCAATAGAAATATTTCCTGCCTTTGCAGACTATCTACAGCCGGCTAGGTTTAAGGTTGCCTACGGTGGACGAGGGAGCGCAAAGACAAGAACTTTTGTTACCCTTCTTGTAGACAACGTTTTATATTACAAATGGCGAGTTGTTTGCTTTCGCGAAATAATGAAATCAATCGATGATTCGGTTTATCAAGAGATTGTCGATGAGATCGAAAGGCGAAACTTAACAAAATACTTTAACGTTCTGCAAACTCAAATTCAGTGCTCATCTGGGGGCGTTTTTAAGTTTGACGGTCTTTATCGTAATCAGCAAAAAATAAAAGGTTACTCTGGTTTTGATTGCGCTTTTGTCGAAGAGGCGGCAAACGTAACTTCCGACAGCTGGAAGATGTTGATACCAACCTTACGTAAATCAAATTCTGAAATATGGGTTTGTTTCAATCCTGAGTCCCCATTGGATGACACATATACAAGGTTTGTTAGCCAACGCGTTTATCCAGATTACAAAGACGGTGTTAGATACTGCATATCAAAAAAAATAAACTATACAGACAATCCAAAATTCCCTAAAGAGCTTCAAGATGACATGGAGCTTATGCGAGAAAGTGATTATGAGCTTTACCAGCATGTTTACGAAGGTGAGCCAGTTGCAAATTCGTCACTGGCTATTATCCCTCCTGCTTGGGTCGCTGCATCGATTGATATTCATTTGTTTTTGGGTATTGATGATAGCGGTGATTGCCGCATGGGCTTTGATGTCAGTGATGAAGGTGACGATGCAAACGCTACGACAATCAAAAAAGGATGCATTGTAAAGCACATTAAGGAATGGAAGGATAACGACCCCAACAGCGCTGCTGATCAGGCTTTTGACGATGCTCTTTTACACGGTGTTAGCAATATAGTTTTTGATAGTATTGGTGTTGGGGCCGGGGCTAAGGGCGAGCTTAGGAGTCGCGTTGCAGGCGTTGAATATAAATCCAAAGTGCCACCAGAAATAATAGGTTTTAACGCTGCTGACGCAGTTGATGATCCTGATGACGAGTACCAGCCAGGAAAAACAAACAAGGATATGTTTGCAAATTTAAAAGCTCAGTACTGGTGGAGGCTTAGAGATCAGTTTTACAACTCATATAAAGCAAGACAAGGAAAAGATTTTGATATTGATAACATAATCAGCCTAGACTCATCTTCAATAGAATCTAAATTATTAGACAAGTTGAAAGGAGAATTATCACAACCAAGAAGGGAATATTTGAGCGGTAAGGTTAGAGTTGAGCCAAAAGATAAAATGAAAAAGCGCGGTGTTAAATCACCTAATCTTGCAGACAGTCTAGTTATGATTGATTACTGCGGTTCGCAAATAGACACATCAATACATTTTTAAAACGTCAAAAGTTAGTTTATACTGTCAAAAAATTATCTTATTGAGTTTGATTAATGACATACGTTCCACC